AACAAAAACAGGAGGAGGCGTTACCATTAGGTGAGTCTGTGATTCCTGAAGCCCAACCATCTTTAGTGGTTGGGTAGTTCACTTGACTACGTTGTTATTGTAATTTATATTTATGTTTGAATGAGAAGACAAACTCCACAAGGTGTGGAAGATAATAAGTCACTCGTAAAAACATTATGATAGATTCAGAACAAATCAAACAATTCTTGGAGGGTGATGACCCTGAACAACATATCGTTGCTGTTGAATACGATTACGCATCAGATTCAATTTTCAAAATTAAAGAAATTCCTGGTAAGGGTAAAGAAATCAGAAAAGATACTTTCATCCCTTTTTGTTGGGTTGGTGACTTACACGGTTTAGGTTTTTACAACAACTCCAAAATGGCTCAAAAAGAAGCTATGTCAACTCACGGAATTGTAATTGAAAAATTACAAACTATGAGAGATGAGCGTATGGAAAAAGGATTGACCTTTATGGTAAAATCTCTTAAGGGTTATAGAAGTTTAATACAATTTTTTAAAGAGGGAGGTGCAGACCCTTGGGGTGAAAAATTCAAAGATAAGATTCTTGTTTTACCTCCTGTAGAACAATATTTTATAGCAAAACAAAAAAGATTATTCAAAGGTTACGAAGATTACGATGACGTAACTCGTATGGTATATGACTTAGAGACAACATCCTTAGAACCAAAAGATGGTCGGATTTTTATGATTGGAATCAGGACAAACAAAGGTTTCAATAAGATTATTGAGTGTATCAATGAAGAAGACGAAAAGAAAGGAATCTTAGAGTTTTTTGACATCATTAATCAACTTAAACCTAGTATTTTGGGTGGATACAACTCGGCAAACTTTGACTGGTATTGGATTTTTGAACGGTGTAAGATTTTAGGAATCAATGTAAAAAAGGTATGTAAATCATTACACCCTGAACATTCAATTACCCAAAAGAAAAACATTCTTAAGTTAGCGAACGAGGTTGAGGACTATATGCAAACTTCTATATGGGGTTATAATGTTATCGATATTATTCACGCTGTTAGACGAGCTCAAGCAATTAACTCATCGATTAAATCTGCGGGTCTTAAGTACATTGCAGAATACACCAACGTTAAGGAACCTGACCGAGTTTACATTTCCCACGAAAAAATCGGCAAAATGTATTCTGAAAAAAAAGAATATTGGTTGAATCTCAAAACTGGTGAGTACAGAAAAAAAGGAGATTACAAGGATTTGGATGTAAAGTTTCCTGATACATATGCCGCGGTTACGGGTGATGAGTTGGTTGAAAGATACTTACAGGATGACTTGGAAGAAACTCTCAAAGTTGATAAAGAATTCAACCAAGCGTCTTTTCTACTTGCCTCTATGATTCCCACAACTTACGAAAGGGTATCGACTATGGGAACTGCAACACTTTGGAAGATGTTGATGTTGGCTTGGAGTTACAAACACAATTTATCTGTTCCTGTAAAACAAACCAAGACTGATTTTGTTGGTGGTTTATCAAGATTATTGAAAGTAGGTTATTCTAAAAATGTACTCAAACTTGACTTTTCTTCACTCTATCCTTCGATACAACTTGTACACGACGTGTTTCCTGAGTGTGATGTTACAGGTGCGATGAAAGGAATGTTGAAATACTTTAGGGATACTCGTATTATGTACAAACAATTGGCAGAACAACACGAGAAAACTAACCCACAACTTTCCGCATCTTATAATAACAAACAATTACCAATTAAGATTTTTATTAACTCGATGTTTGGCGCCTTGTCTGCTCCACAAGTGTTTGCTTGGGGTGATATGTATATGGGGGAACAAATTACCTGTACGGGTCGTCAGTATCTTCGTCAAATGATTAAGTTTTTTATGAGTCGAGGGTACGTTCCTTTGGTTATGGACACTGACGGTGTAAACTTTTCGTCGCCCGATAACATTAATTCTCACAGATACGTTGGTCGTGGACTCAATTGGAAAGTAAAAGAGGGGAAAGTATATGAAGGTGCTGAGGCTGACGTTGCTGAATATAATGACATTTTTATGAGAGGTGAAATGGCTTTGGATACCGATGGCATTTGGCCTTCCTGTATAAATATTGCACGTAAAAACTATGCCCTATTAACAGACAAGGGTAAAATCAAGTTAGTAGGAAACACAATCAAATCCAAAAAATTACCAGGTTATATTGAAGAGTTTTTGGATAAAGGTATTAAATTATTACTTCAAGGTAATGGTAAAGAATTTGTTGAGTACTACTATCAATGCATCGAGAAGATTTATAATCAACAAATACCTTTGGCAAAAATTGCACAAAAGGCAAAAGTGAAACAAACTCTTGAGGATTATAAATTCAGATGTACACAAAAAACTAAAGCAGGTTCTTTGATGTCAAGGCAGGCTCATATGGAACTCGCAATTACCCATAAAATGAATGTCAACTTGGGTGATGTTATTATGTATGTTAATAATGGCACAAAAGCCTCACACGGTGATGTACAAAAAGTTAACAAATTGAAAAGTGGTTGGAGAACTGATGATTTAGAGTATTATCAAAAACACTTCGGTCACGCACCCGCAGACAATTTGGATTCAATTATTAGATTGAACTGTTATATATTAGACCCTACAGACTTGGAAAACAACGCAGAAATGACTGGACCATATAATGTACCAAGAGCAATTACGACATTCAACAAGCGGATTGAACCTCTTATGGTTGTTTTCAAAGAAGATGTTAGAAATTCTTTGTTGGTTGATAAACCCGAAGACCGAGGTTTGTTTACAGCAGCACAATGTGAGTTGGTCAATGGATTACCTTTAGGTGACGGTGACCAAGATGATTTGGCTGAAGTTATGGAAATGTCTGAAGGTGAAGTATCTTATTGGCAAAAACGCGGTCTAAGTCCCACATATATGTATGACTTGGCAGATGAGAATTGGGAAAATTACTTAGAATCAGGAGTTTTTGAGACCGTCTGATGAAATGATATACCAGTTTCCTGAAGCAAACCTAAACTCAACACAAGCACCCCAATTTAAATCAATTTCGTCGTAAACTTCGTCAATTTTTCCGACATCAGGAATTATCAAAACTTTAGTCAAAGCTTTAATTACTGTATGGTCAGTGGATAAACTATCCAATCGAACTTTACAGAACGGAGTTTCTCTGATTATGACACACGCTTCACCGTGAGTTTCATAAAATGATTCTGATACAATTGATAGTTCGGAGGTGTTAATAACTTTACCCCCTATCATTCGTTGTGATGGTATACTTTTTAAAATTGCCATATTTTTAAATTACATAGATTTGACGAGGCATCGCTCTGTATTTCATCTGTTTGTTAAGATTCTCAGCAATCAATGCCTCTTTCTCCATTTGTTTTTCAGGACGGAGTCTTTCCAACCTTAACTTTAATTCTTCTTCTAATTTGGACTTCTCATCTTTGGATTCAGTCGCTAAAGATGTATAATCCATAATCAATTCTGAATCTGGTGTTTTTAAATTACCTGAGTATTTTCCTCGTACCCTTGCTAAAGTTTCTTTACAATAAGCGGTAAACCACCTTCGTACCCATTGTTGAGCTGGCGTGTTCAAATCCTCCCAAGACAGTTCTTCAATTGGAACATCTGATGGTAATTTGATAATATCAGGATTGTCTCTTAAACAAGCCTTTCTACTATCACCATCGACATCGTAATACCAATACCAAACTGCCTTACCTTCATAGTCAGAGTATGCATTCCAATTGAATCGTCCACCAGGAGTGTTATATAAATGGATAAGTCTTTTACCATCAGGTAACCCTGTAATCCTGTAAGTCAGAGAACCACCCAAAATTCTATTAAGAATATTTGCTTCTTGATATCTTATTAGATAATCGAAACCACTCAACATAAAGTATGAACCCACATTACCAAACTGTGCATAACCAACTTGGTTTGCACCTAACCCCAAACCACCAAAACCAAAATCAGTTGTACCCCAAAGAGCCAAGTTTTGAAATGGTTGGTTTGAAAACCATAGAAGTTCGTTTACTTCACGACCTGCAGGAATTTCGTAGGTTTGTACACCCCCACTCAAAATAAAGTAGTCTTTCTTTAAAGTCCAAGGACCTACTGTTTGTAGTCCAACAATTTTTGAATATGCGTAAGTGTATTGGTCTTCTAAATTGAATGTTCTTGTGATGAGTGCATTTGCAACTGATTTCTCACTCATATTCAAGTTAACTAAGTTAACCCACTGTGATTCAATCAACCAATCTAAAACATATTGTTCATAATCCTGAATTGACAACTCCATAAGTGAGTCCATCATTTCATCTTCTAATTCTACACTACGTAATGGTGCACCTAATTGGTGTTTGATTCGTGTATAGATTTTACTTCTTTCTGGTTCTGGTATTGCTGCCATACCTATAAATAGTTGGTATTAACCTAAATTATAAATCATTGATTTTTCGTCAAATACATAGTTCCCCATAACAACGTTACCTGTATTTTCAAAAATCACAACTCTTTTTTGTTGTAGATTAACAAAAACCATCCAATCAAGGTTGGGATATTTCATCGTGTCTCCAGCACCAGTGACAACTATTTTTCCTTCGGTAGGTATTAATTCGGCAAAACCTTTTACTTGCGCAGTTTTAGTTTCACCATCAACTGTAACCTCCAAATCAATTTTTTTGAATGCATCTTCTTTGGAACCAAGTCTACCAATTTTTTTTACTACAGATTGTGGAAGTTTCAACTCAATAATCTTTTTTGCCAATTCTTCACGGTCTTCACCCGTTTTATGTTTTTCAGTAAGCACGGAAACAATATGTTTGAAAATCGCTGACTTGGGGTCAAAAATCCTGTCACCCCATTTCTCTATTAAATTAGCCATTCTTAACATTTCCCTTTTTTGTTCTCCTGGTGAGGCGAAGAAAGACAATTCGGGTTCTCCTTCCGCGGATAAAACTCTGTTCATATCTTTAACAAAAAAACAAAGAACAGAAAAATTTGTATCCAACTTATTAATTACTGACCTACCATTTTCATCGTTTGGAGTGAATTCTAAATCGTATATTCCGGCTAAATCAGTTTTAGTTGCAGGTCTCCAATTATTTAAGAATTTATCCTTCAAAGCTTTTCTAATTGCTTCAGCATAAATTTGTTTGATTGCTAAATTACCCATCAAAATTCTGTAAAATTCTTTTTCACCTTTAGTATTACAAAAAGATGACTTGGATTCATTAATTAATAGTCTGAGTGATTGTTCTTGAATTAGATTAGACTCGGTTTTCATCTTGTACATATCCTCTACAAACTTCCAGTTTACAACGGTCCAAAAGTTTTTGATATATTCGTCTCTTCTATTTTTGTATTTCAAGTAGTAGGCGTGTTCCCAAACATCTAAACCTAAAATTGGGAATCCCCCGTCCTCTATCACATTCATCAAAGGGTTGTCTTGATTCTGTGTTGACATAATCTTGAGTGTACCTTTTTTTGTTAGTACAACCCACACCCATCCTGAACCAAATCTATCTGCAGCAATTTTAGAAAATTCTTTTTTAAATTTATCTACTGACACAAAATCTTTGATAATTCTATCTTTGAGGTCAGCACCTATTTCCATTTCCTCAGGTGTTAACATATTCCAAAAAAGTGCGTGGTTGAAAGCACCACCAGCGTTATTTCTAACTGCTTTAGGAAATCTTGAAATGTTTCTGATGATTTTTTCTAAATCATCATCTCCCTTTCTTTTTTGGATTAATTTATTGAGTTTATTTACGTATCCCTTGTAATGTTTGTTGTAATGAACATTCATTGTTTCAGGGTCGATAAATCTTTTCAGGGCTGAATAAGAGTAAGGTAATTTTTCGATTCCGATTTTTTTCATTTCGGATAATAAACCTTTTACCTCTTCTTTCTTTTTTTCTTGTAGAATCTCTTTCTCTACTTTTTGTATTGATTCTTGTAGATGTTGCATATTAAAGGTATTTCCTTATAAATAACAGGAACCTACTCTTTATCTTTGTTTGTTAATTAGTTTCAAAATTTCTTCAACAACATTTGTCTCGTCTTGTTGGATATCACCCATTACAGTCCCAATAATTTTTTTCTTGGAATTTAATATGTCGTATATGATTCCCTCTATTGTGTTCTCAAATATTGGGTAGTACACTAACACGTTGTTTTTTTGTCCGTATCGGTATGCCCTATCTTCTGACTGTGAATGGTCTGACGGTAAAAATGAAAGGTCATTCATAATGACCGCTTCAGCTGCAGTCAGTGTGATACCAACACCCGCAGCTTTAATATTTCCAACAAACACCTTAACTTTTTCATCTTCTTGGAATCTATCAACAGAATCTTGTCTTTGTATTTTTGACATTGTCCCGTCTAATTTCACCGCAGATTTTCCAAAGTGTTCGCAAATTGTTTCAAGTGATTTTGTAAAATTACAAAAAATGATAACTTTTTTTCCCTGTTCTATAATGTTTTCGGCAAGTTCGATTGTGTGGGAAGTTTTTTCTTCTGCAATCACTTGCCTTACTTGTGTTAATTTTGTGAATTGTACTGAGAGGTTTTTACTTTCTTCAGGATTTTTTTCGTACCAATTGTAATAATCCCCCATCAATTCTTCATACACTTTTGATTTCAATCTCAAGTATA